AATTTATGAATCCTAATATAATTGAAAAGTTAGATTATAAAATATGGACAGAAAACTTTGAACATCTTAAAAACACAAATGATGATATTTATATTATATGTTCTAAGAATAGTAAAAAAAACTATGATATTATAATCAAGAAGTTAGAAGAGAAACTAAAAGACTTAGGTCTTGTAGTTAAAGAATATTACTACTTATCAGAGACTTTTTATAACAGAGATAAAGATGATGTATCACAAAAGAAAGTTAAAATACTTATTCAACATTCGATAGGACTTAAAACAGAAATTGACAAATTCATAAATGAAGAAGTAACTCAATATGAGGAGGTAAATTTATATGAGGATGAAATCAATTGTATAGAAGTTTGTAAAGGATATAGTGAGATAATAAGATTCTTAGTTTCCAACTCAACAGATGAAATAAAAGAATCAGTTAAGTCAATTATCAAAGAAAAACAATTGCTTATAAATATAAATCAAGTAACTTTTAATAAGATTAATAGATTTATAACTACACCAGTTAAGATTGAATGGCAAAATGTAATAAAAACATTTGAAGGATTCAGATATAAAGGTTAATCCTTTTTCTTATCATTATCTTTACTCAACATTGCGTTTTTAATCATTTCATTTAACTTTCTATTATCGGTTATTTCACCATCATCAGAGACATTATCATCTCCATCTACCGTTTTAGTAGACTCTGGTTCAATTTCATTATATCCTAAATCTTTTCTTAATGTCTTATAGAATTTCTCTAACTCTGTTTTTTGACCGGATAGGAATTTAGCATTCTCTCTAATTTGACCAATTGTTTGATTGACAACTTCATGCATTCTAGCAGAATTATCACCATTATCAACTTGTCTTAATTGAGATAAAAAGTTTTTTCTTGTCATCTTTGTTAAGAATATACCCTCAGCATACACTGTAGCATCTTCTTTCATTTTATTTTTAATATAAGGGTGTTGTTTTAATTGAGGAACGTCACCTAAATATAAATCAACAAGTGATTCTAATACATCCATAGATTGTTGACTAGCAACTGTTAAATCAGCATCATAGTCATATATCTCGATTTCTCCTAAATCTGGTAAATCTTCCGGTCTTGCTAAATGTTTTGACAAATCAAACTCACCATTTTCTGATTGAATTTCATCAAACTCATCTTGTATTCTATTTCTTTCTTTATCAGTTTTTGACATAGAGAGTGGTTTTTTACAATATATATAAAAAAATATCTCCTCACCTATGGCTAAAGAGCTAATGGAAAAACAAATGGTCTTTACTACTAAGTTAGTAGATGAGGCAACAGATAAGATAAATGATGGTATTGTTGTTAAACGATATCAAAATCCATGGTTGAAGAGTGAAGTAGGTCTTAGAAGACAAGGTGTTACTTTTAAGATGACTGCGGATGAACAACAAGAGTATATTAGATGTGCGGTCGATATTCACTACTTTGTAGAAAAGTATTGTAAAGTAAAAAGAGAAGATGGTTCAGTAGGATCTATACTACTAAGAGATTATCAGAAGGAAATACTTGATAATTTTGTTAATAGTAGATTTAATATATTAATGGCTTCTCGTCAAGTTGGTAAGACAATATCAGCGGCAATTTTCATGTTACATAAAATACTATTTGATAACGATAAGAATATAATGATTGTTGCCAATAAAGGAGATACATCAGTAGAAATTGTTGATAAAATTAAATCAATTTATTCATTACTACCATTTTTCTTAAAACCAGGTATTAAAACTTGGAATCAAAAATCATTAACATTTGAAAATGGTTGTAGAATCAAAACATCGGCTAGAACAAAGACTCCAGCTATTGGTTTTACGATTGACGTACTTTACTTAGATGAGTTTGCTCACATTCCATCTAATATCATCGAACCATACTACACGGCCGCCTTTCCAACAACAGCTGCGATACAAAACTCAAAGATTATTATCACATCTACACCAAATGGTATGAATTTATTCCATAAGTTACTTACAGATGCTGAAAGACCCGATGGTGATCCACAAAAGAATAACTATAAGGCAATGAGAGTTTACTGGTATCAAGTACCGGGTCGTTTTGTTAGTTATTTAAGATTAAACAATCATAAACTATATGAATATGGAGTAACAAAAGAAGAGATATTTGATTTATGTAGAGAAAAATGGGGAAGTAAGACTAAAGTAGAAATGGACTATAACTCCGATTTACAAAAAGACATAATACATATTTATAATAATGAGTTCTGTTCTGATGATGAAGTTAAATCTCTAATGTTTATTGATTCAAAAGGATATGAAGTTCCAGTAAGAGCTTTAGCGGAGGTAACAACTTGGAAAGAAGAAGCTATAAAAGATATTGGTGGCGAAGATGCTTTTAATCAAGAGTACGGATTAAGATTTATAAATGCGAGTAAATCTCTTTTAAGTGAGGCTATAATTGATGAATTGTTAAAAAGTAAAAAGAATTATATTTCAGAGGAAATATTTGAATTTAACAAGTTGAAATTTAGTTACAAAGACTTAAAATGGATTGACGATGATGGTGTTTTTATACCAATTAAAAGAAAAGAATATAAATTTGTAATATCTGTCGATATATCAGAAGGACTTGGACAAGATTACTCAGTAGTTAATATATTTAAGATAACAAATAAGTCAAGAGAATTAATAGAATTACAAAGAGCATCTTATAAATCCATAGTTGACTTTTTTAGATTAGAACAAGTCGGTATATTCAGAAGTAATTTAGTATCTGTTAAACAATTATCAGAATTTTTATATGTTTTAGCATTTGAATATCTAAATCCGGAAAATGTTAAGATAGTATTAGAGTTAAATAATTACGGAAACACTTTATTAGCTGAAATGCCACATGTTTTTGAAGGAAATAATGAATATGGATCTGCCATATTTGCTAGATATAAACATAGAGTAGATGCAACTGAGGAAAAAGTAGGTCTAAAAGTAGGAGAAAATAAAAACTTAATGGTTAAAGATTACCAAGACCTAATGTTATCAAAAGGATTCTCTATAAACAACGAAGAAACTATCAGAGAAATAACAACATTTGTTAAACACACAACAACATCAGGGAATACAAGGTATGCTGCTGATGTTGGACATGACGACTGCGTTATGACTATTGTGAATACAACTTCTATTTTTCCTAAAAATGAATATAAGGAAATGGTGGAAGAATGGGCTAATAAAAATACTGATAAAGAATTACTATCTTATATAAATCAATGCTTGAATAATATAGATTTTGTTGAAGGTGTAGATTATGGACAAGTTCTAAAAGTTAGAAAACAATTCATGAATCGTAACAAAAATACTTATAAAAATGGAGATTGGTTTGGTAGAAAATTATAAGTTAACCTCCATAGTAACTGATAATCCAGCAGTTTTCAACTTTTCTTTCATAATTGAAATAGTATCATAGTCACCATACTTAACATCACATTTACCATTGAAATGAACAATATGAGCACATTGAGAAGCTTGTTCTTCATCATGTTTACATATTTTCATAAGACAAGTTATAACCCAATCAAATGTATTATAATCATCATTATGTAAATCTAAACGATATGGTTTAGATAGAATTTCTTCAACTTTTGATTCTGTTTTTTTCTTAGTAATTGTATCCATATACTATTTATTAATTTTTAATTGTCTTTGTTGTCTTATTCTTAACATCAACAATTGTAACGTCACAAGATTGTTCTTTCGCCCATTCCTCAAACCTAACTAAATGTTCATGTCTATCATCATACATAACAAAATGATCACAACCGGTCTTTTCAATCATTTCCTCAAAAAGAGTTGTCTTAAAAATATAGGTGTCTCCACCCCAGTTCAAGTGAACTTCATCAAATGATAAATTGTGTTGATTTAAAATCTTATCGATATTCTCTCTCATACCAATGACTTTTTTTAGTCGACCAGTAGCCATAATAAGATAAGCATCTTGATCAGAAACCGCATCTAAGTATCTTTGGTAAACCCATTCGTTTTTTGGAACAGAAAATACATCACTATCTAAAGTTTCTGCTTTACCCCACCAACCGTTATATGGCCAAGATAATCCTGTAGTTTTTTCCCAATATTTTTTCCCCTCAATGTGGTCAGGCGTGTGACAAAGTGTATCGTCGAAATCAAATGAATATAATGTTTTGCTCATGTCTGTTTATAATAAATGTTTTACAAAAATAATCAAAAAAGTTTATAAAGTGATTATATTTTTAATATATATCCTAAAAATTTTAACAAATTATGAGATTAGACATAAAATCAATAGCACTTTTAGTACTAACAAGTGCTTGTATTTTGTTCTTCGGAATGTGGTTCTTTAAGGGTTCTGACTATAAAGATAAAATCAAAGAACTTGAAAAAGAGAACAAAAAAATTGAATCAGTAAGAGACTCTCTAAAGTCGGTAAACGCTTCTTTAAAATTAGATTTTGATAAAAAACAATCTGAAATTGATAAAAGAGATAAAAAAATTAAATTAATTGAAGACGAAATATTAAAAACTAAAAAAGATTTACAAAAAGCAACAGCTCAAGTAGAGGAAGACAAAAGAAGTCTTAAAGAAACAAAGGATAAAATTTCAAAATTGAAGAAAGATCCTATTAAAAGAGAAGATAATGAATTAATAAAATCTCTTAAAGAAAAATTAAATCGTTTATGAAAAAAATACTAATAACAATGATGTTGGTACTTTCATCAGTACTTGCATTCTCTCAAACAGACTACCCAAGAATTGAAACAGATTCTCTTGGTAAAAAAGTTGTTGTAATGACTATAGAACAAGTTCAGAAAATTGACAATAATTTAGAAATTTTACAATTAATGGAAAAAGCTCAATTAGAATGTGATAGTTTAAATATGTCTTATATAAGAGTGATAGATAATCAAGGTAAACAGATTTCCTTATTGGAATTGGATATTAAACATCTAAAAGAACAACTAAACTCAAAAGATGAGCAAATTACAAATCTACAAACAAGATTATCAAACTCCGAAACAACTAATAAACTATGTGAAGAACAGAAGTTAAATTATGAAAAACAAGTTGATATACTAAAGGATGAAGTAAGAAAGCAAAAAAATCATAAAATAATAGGTTTCATAGTTGGCGGAGCAGGGACAATAGGTGGTATATTACTAGCAATACTATTATAGTAAAAGATATAAAAATGAGTTTTTAAGTTTAATATATAATCCATAAAAAATATTCAAATACAAATGAAGCATATTAGAACATATGAAAATTATCGTGTTAAGAAGAACAGAGAAGAGATTATCAAAGAATCAGTTCTTCAAGTAAACGATATCTATAAAGTTAAAACTATGATTGATATTCCTCAATCTTTAATCAATGCTTATGTTAAGAAGGTAAAGGATACAACTGGTAAAAACTTACGTCAATTCTTTGGTGATGTTGATATCGCAGAAGAAATCGTTAAATATATTAACATGAACAACTTAGATGTTGAGAAAATACCTGGTGGAGCTATAATGGGCGGTGCCCAGGGTCAAGTACAAGGTCAGGGACAAGCTCAACCACAAGTACAAACTGAAGGTGAAGCTCAACCACAAGCTCAAACTCAAGAGGTACCTCAAGCTCAACCACAAGCTCAACCAGAGGCTCAACCACAAGGACAGGCTCAACCACAAGGACAAGCTCAGCCACAAGCTCAAACTCAAGAAGCACCACAAGGTGAATTCGAAGAACCACAAGCTCAAGGACAGGCTCAACCACAGGCTCAAGGAGAAGGACAAGCTCAACCACAAGGACAGGCTCAAGGACAAGCTCAAGGACAAGCTCAAGGACAAGCTCAAGGACAAGCTCAAGGTGAAGAAGAGGAAGAGGAAGAAACTGAAGAAGGTGAAGAAGAATTACCACTTTAATTAAAAATACTATAAAGTAAACCCATCAGAAATGATGGGTTTTTTTATTTAATATATACACTATATACTAATTTACAGCCTCTTTGTTCATATGTGAATAGATATATAAAAAAAGATAATATTTATGAGATATATTAAAATTTTTGAAAACTTTAACCAATCAAATGTGTTAATTGTTGTTGATGTGCAACGCAGTTTTCGTAAATTCTTTTCTGAAATGTATTTGAATGAGTTGAAAAAGTACTGTAAAAACTTTCAAAATGTTTATCAAATTTTTGATAATCATGTCGATGGTAAAAATGTAGATAAAGATTATCTGTACGATGAGACTCCAGATATTCCGGTACATAAAGATCTTTATCACTTTCCAAATCAAAAAGATCTTATAGAAAAAAGATATAACTATGATGTTGATGCTGATTTTTATAAAAAGATTCTAGATAAAGAGGTATATGATGAAATCAGTAAAAAAGAGGAAGATAAATCTCTTAAAAAAGGTGATATCTTCAATACTAAAGAAGGAACTATTATTACCTATATAAACAATAACCACGTCTGGTTTCATGTTCCTAAGAAATTATATGATTTATTAAACTCATTAAAAGGTAGAGAAGTTACTATAGTAGGAGGTGCTGATGGTGAATGTTTAGAAGATGTAGTTACAACTGCTGAAAGTATTGGAGTTAAAATTAAAAGAGATTATAAGTATATTTATACTGCTAGTAGTTGTCCTATTTAATTACTTTACAAAAGCATCAACTTGATACCCATTAAGCATAAAGTTAATAACCATAACCTCTTGATGTCTTTCTGGATCCTCCAAAAACTCAACAGTTAATTCATATTCTAAACCATCTATTTCAGGTATATAATCTGCTATTTGAGCTTTAATATTACCCTCTATTGTCTCAGCAGATAATCTAGTCTCATGTAACAGTATCGTAAGGTCAGCTCCAAAATTTGGATCACCCAATAACTCACCTTTATTAGTGAAAAGTATAACCTCGTACTTTTGGACTATAACCCTAACTACATCATCCTCTATAATATCAGGAGTTCGATATCGAGGATGACCGGGGTATCCAATATAAAAATCTATGAAACTAAAATTACTCATAAACTTATATATTAAATATACTATCTACTAATTATATCCTTAAATTTACCAATGATGGTCATTCCTAAAATGACAGGATCAGTATTAGTTTCTAACTTAGAAGCATAATCAGCAATAACAAAATTACACTCAAACATCTTACTAACATCTGATTTCTTTTCTTGTATAACCCAATCAATAAATGGATTACCTAATAAAGAAATCATATTATCTATTTTTTCAGCTCCAAAAGAACTCATCAAAAAGTGATATATCCTCTCATAGTCATATGATTTATCATAAATCATATTGTATAACTCTAATCTAACTTTATTAGAAACATTCTGACCAGAAGAAGAAACATCACCAGTTTCTATGAAACTCTGAACCTCAACCATTACAGATCTAAAGTCAGGGAACTTTTTAGTGATTATAGAAACTAAATTGTCTTTAGGGATTTCAGTTTCTTCTTTTGGAAGAATAACATTAGTTATCTTCTTATAAATTTCAGTTTTAAGATATTTTTCTTCTTCAATATTTTGACAATCAAAGTCTATTTGTGGTATTCTTGACTTAATACCATCAGATATTTTATTGATATGGTTAGTTGTTATGATAAATCTAACATTCTTATTATACTTCTCAATAAAAGCCTTAAAAGCGTCTTGAAACTGAGCAGAGACTCTTTCAAACTCATCTAGGAAAATATATTTAATATCAGATTCACTAGACATCATTGGTGTAAACTTACAAAAGTCTTCTATCTCATTTCTAAGAACATCAATTGATGTAAACAAAGAACTATTTAATTCTAAAAATGGTTTATCTTTTGAATATTTACCAATAAGTATTCTAGCTAAACTGGTTTTACCAGTTCCATAGTGACCATAGAATATATAGTTTTGAGTAACTCCATTCTCAAATTGTTTTCTTATTCGAGGAGGTAAGATAATATCCTCCATAGTTTTGGGTCGCCATCTTTCCCACAATAATAATTTATTTACGCTCATATAATTAATATTCAATTCTAGTGAATATGTTTTATGAAATGTAAGACAAAAGTTTTTATATATATCCTAACAATTTTTATAAACTATGATAGGAGAAAGATTTAATTTCGAGGACGTGTTTTTCAGAGACTTAACAGTTTGTGTATTAGACACATTAGAAGGACAAGTAAAATGGGTAAATAAATTTTCATCAGGTGATGTGTTTGTCCAAGTACCATTTTATTATTCACTAACAGGTGATGAGAGATTCCTATTAGATTCGTTTCAAGATGATATAGTATCTGAAAATAGATTTGTTGAACTAAACACAGATATTATACCAAGAGGTCATTTAACAATGACCGGATTTAATATAAAATCGGACGAGTTTGCCAATCCAAATGTTTGGTTGAGAATGGTGGTTGAGAATGAATTAGAAATAAGAAAAGTTCTAGCAAAAGTAAGAGCTATTCCAATATCAGTGACTTATGATTTGACAATTACTTTATCAAATGAGATTGACACTTTCAAATGTAGTCAAGCTATTATGGATACTTTGTGGATTTATAAGTTTATGTATTTTGAACACAACTTTATGAATATAGATGCTGTTATTCTAATGCCGGATACAAATCAAATTGAAATGGCTAGAGAAAAGAATTTAACAAGTGATAACAATATCACACTAAAAGCTTCTTTCACAGTTGAGACTTACTATCCAGCATTTAGAAAAGATAGAATTAGTGCTACCGGATATCCTACATCATACGGTGATAATATTGATGGTGACTTAAACACATATCCAATAGATGGTGGATTCTCAAATTTATTTAGTCAACCACCATACGGAAACACGGATGGAAATAACTTTCCTAATAGATTTGGACCACCTGGATATCCACAACCTTTTCCACCTTTTGGACCAAATATTGGAGGAACCGAGCAAGTTGTAATAACAGGAACAGGAATTAATACAGGACCGGTAGGACCGGTAGTACCAGGAGGCGGAACTGGATCCGGAATTAACACTGGATCGATAGGAGTAACCGGTAGTTGGTATCCAGGTGGTAATCCAGCAGGTAATGGAGTTGCACAGACAGTAGTTAATGGTCAATATACAAGTGATCCTGATTACTTTATGACTAATCCAAGAAGAACAAGATGGTTTAGTAATATACTGAGAGCTAGAGAAAGATCGGCATCTGGAACTGGTAATCCAAATGCTGGAAATCCTAATCCATCGAATAACGGAAACCCAAGTAATTAAAAATAAAAATGGTAAAAAAACACTTTTTAGCATTAATATATAGTTTAAATAAAAAAAAATATTTTAAAATATGAAGAATCTTAAACTCGAATTGTTTAACTTCAAAAAAGACCTCTCCCTTGATCAAGAAGAGATCTCTGTAATCATAGAAGGACACATGAATGCTTGTAATGAGCACTCTGAAAAGACTATAATCAACTCATTAAATGAGAGATTAAAACCTTTTACATATGATAAAGAAGTAAAGAAATTAATTGAAAGCCTTAATGATGATATGAGCAACTATGAGCTTTTATATGAATTAAAAAATTTATATAATGTATTAAACTCACAAAATCAAGGTGAATTATACAGACAACCAATTAATGTTGTTTTACAAACAATTAGCTTGGATACAGATCAAGACAGAATGGCTAAGATTCTTAATGAATTAGCTATTTATGATTGGGTACCTGAAGTTAAATTATTTGTACATAACTTAACATCATCTCCAGAGAAAAGATCTAATCTTTTAAGTGGTGGAAAAGGTGAACCAATTTTTACTATCGTTGAACAAGTTGAGGATGGTCATATTGCACTTGTTAAAGATTCTTGGTTTTTATTAACAGAGAATTCAATTGAAAAAACATTATTAGAAAATAATATTAAAGATGATGAATCATTAAGAACTCTTAGAACTTTAGAAACAGCTATGAAATATGCTACTATTTCTGAGGATAGAGTTAACTTTAGAATCTCTGAATATTTAACATTAGGTTTATCAGTAAATGGTAAAGGTGGTATTTATATCAATGATGATGAGATGAATGAAGAAACTACATTAGAAAGTTTATTCTCTTCTCCTATCGTTCCTATCGTTAACAAAAACTTTTATCCAGTTTTATTAGAAGTATCTAAAAACTTAGATAAATTTGTTGAGTTAGATGTTGTTAAAAGAGTACAAAACTTAATTAATCCTTATTTAGAGTGTTTCGCATTCAACTATAAAAACAGCACATTCTTATACAGATGTGATGAAAGATATGGTAACTCATTCTTCAAATACGAATCAGCTATTGAATTAGTAAATGAGGTAAGAAATGAACTTAACTATGATTTAACTTATTTTTATGAAAATAAATTAGGTAAAGAAATAGTTGTTAAAAGAAAACTTGAAGATAAAGAAAGAGAAATCACTTTGAAACTTGAAGATGTTCAATTTAACATTGAAAAAGTTAAAGGTTCTATCCAAATGATTGGTGAATCAGCAGTATTATCAACAGCTCTTAAAAACTTAGAAAAAAGAAGAAGTAATCTTGATGGTGAGTTATACGCAGTTAAAGAACTTCAATATAAAGAAAGAGTTAAACTTTAATTTTAATTAGATATTAAAAATCCTCAAAGAAATTTGAGGATTTTTTATTTTTAAAACTTTTTTAGTTAATTAATATATAACATGAAAGCATTCCAAAAAAGAGTTCAGTCTCTTACAAAAAATAAATGCTAAATTAATGTATTTTTTATATAATCTTATTGATCCAATAACAAATGACATAAAATATGTTGGTTATACTAAAAATCCAAAAAGAAGAATCTGGGAGCATATTAGAGATGCTAAAAAGGGTATAAAAACTTATAAATGCGAATGGATTAGGTCTCTTTTAGATAAGAAAAATATCCCTATAATGGAAATAATTTCTGAGTATGAAAGTCATAATGAGATTGTAGATGAGGAAATGAAACTTATTCAAGAATTTAGGAATATTGGATACAAGTTAACAAACCTAACAGAAGGTGGTGATGGTCAGAAAGGTGGTAAACTAAAAAAGGATCATCCATTTTTCAATTATAATACTGGTAGGTCAATGTCTGATGAGTCTAAATTAAAATTATCAGAATCTAGAAAAGGTATAATCTTTACAGAAGAACATAAAACCAAATTATCAAATTCAAAAATCGGCAAAAAAAGAAGTGATTCTTCAAAAATAAAACAATCCATATCTAGATCAAATATGATTGAAGTTGTTTGTTTAAATGGAGAAACTATTATTTTTAACAGTGTTATTGATGCTGTTAAATTTACTGGTGTTAATTCAAATCAAATTAATAAATTAATAAATGAAAATAGAAAGTCAAGAAAAGGATTTCTATTTAGAAAAATAAAAACAAAATATGTACCTCAATAATAAAGATTTATATGTAGAAGTAATAGTATCTAAAGCACAAGGAAAACTAACAAGAAACGCAGAAAAAATGTTAGAGCTACTAGCTAAAAAGACGATAAAAAAAATGAGATATTGGTCTAACGATGATAAGTTAGATTGTTACCAATCAGGATTATTAGATATGTTCCAAAACTGGTATAATTTCAACGAAGATAAATCTGTTAACGCATTCGCATACTTTACAGAAGTATTTAAGAGAGGTATAGCAAAAGGTTATAACGAACTTTATAAGAAAAAAGGTGATAACGACCACTTAATTAAATTAATCTCAATTGAAGGATCAAATGACGGAATGGGACTCCACTCACTCTAATATCAATCTTAAAACATTTGATATAGTTATGACACCATCATTTGGTTCTAGCATACCAATCAAGTCTCGTTTCTCTTCTAAACAAAAAAGACGAAAGGAAAAAATTAAAAACATATTTAAAATAAAAAAACCACTCAAATGAGTGGTTTTTCTTTTATCATTAATTTATAATTCAGATTCTACTTCAGAATAAACTGTTTCTAACATTTTAAGTGAAACTAAATAAGGATCACAGTTAGAAGCCGGTCTTCTATCCTCAAAATAACCTTTGCCTTCAATAATCGCTTGTGCTGGTATTCTAATAGAAGTATCTCTTGTACTATATCCAAATGAGAAGTCGTGAATACTTGATGTTTCATGTTCTCCGGTCATTCTTTGGTCATTACCAAGCCCATAAACAGAAATATGTTCATTATGTCTTTCTTTTAACTTTTCCATAGTTTCTTCAATAAGTTTAAGACCACCTTCTTCTCTCATTTCTTTAGTTGAGAAGTTAGCGTGACAACCAGAACCATTCCAATCTCCTTTTAATGGTTTAGGGTGTAAAGAAACATTAACATTATATTTCTCAGCAACTCTTTGTAATAAATATCTAGAAATCCATAATTGATCAGAACCATTTAATGATTTAACAGGACCAATTTGATATTCCCATTGACCCAACATTACTTCAGCGTTTATACCGGATATATCCAATCCAATTTCAATACACATATTCATGTGTTCTTCAACGATATCTCTACCAGTAACAGTATCAGCTCCAATACCACAATAGTAATCTCCTTGAGGTCTTGGTGATAAACCATTTTGTTCAAATATTTCAGGTGTAAAACCTAAAGGAATTCCAATTCCATCACCAAAAGGTCTTAACGGTTTATGAGTTAAAGTATATTCTTGTTCCCATCCAAACCAAGGTAGTTCAGACTTATCCATATCTTCAGTAATTGATAATTCATTTATTTTTTGTAAAAGTGCTCTTCTATGATTACTTTCATGTACTGATCCATCTGGGTTTAAAACCTCACAAAAAACTAATCTATCATTCTCACCTCTAAAAGGATCTCTTGCTACAAAAACAGGTTTCAATAAACAATCTGTATTTTTTCCTTTTCCGGATTTAGCTTGTTTAGTTGAGCTACCATCAAAAGACCATACTGGATAATCTTCTGGTGACATAGTGTCCACATTTTGAATTTTTGTTTTACTTCTTAGTTGTTGAGGTTGTGACCCATCTAGCCAAATATACTCTAATTTCATCATAATAGTTTTTTTTATTTTATATCATTTATCAAACTTTGTTTATTATCAATTATATATTTATTAAATTTTTTAATATGAATAAAGCTATTTTACAGATTTGGGAAGAATCAAGTATCGATAATAACATTTTACCGGTTGGTGGAACATTACATATAGATATTAAAGAAAGAAATAAGTATGTTAATAAAATGTACGAAGGAAGAGACTTAAATCAAATTCCAAATAACTATGAGAGAATATCAGGTAGTGAAGTAGAAGTTTTAATAAACGATTCTATATTTAATATACTTTTACAGAAAAAGACTGTTAGATTAGAAGAATATGAACTAAATAATTTAGTAAATATGAACGAAATCATTGCAGAAAATGATTAATATAGTAATATACACTTTATCAATACTTTTCATATGGAGTAATATCTATTATGTCCTAAATTATGAAAGATTGGATAAAAGATTTGCTGAAAGAGATAGAAACTCAAAAGTAGATTTAGTTTATTATATAACAAGAGTTCTCTTCTGGATATGGATAGTAGTTGGATTATTTACTCCTATGAAATATATATTTATGATGATGATGGGAATAGGATTAATAAGAATTCCAATGTATCACATAAGTAAAAAGTTAACTTCAGTTTGGTATAGATTGACACCACCATTCTATATAATATTAATGGTTCAAATTTTAATTGAAATATTTAGATATTAAATTTGTTTAGATGTTGTTCTGTTATAATTATAAACTCATATCCTTTTTTATTACACCAATTAATCATAGTTTCCCATTTGTTCTTATTCTTATAAGCCATTTTCAAATCATACTCGAAACTTTTTAGTTTTTTAGCTCCTTTTTCAGGAACACTTAACTTACCTTCATTAAGAGCAATGACCATATTATATTCTTTCATTGGTTTAACTTCAACAACTATCTGTTTTAGAGTACCATCACTTAATCTCATTTCATAATAAAAGTCAGGATAGTAACAATGTTCTTTTATTTTTGAGTCACCATTATTGAAATGTGTCATTTGATAAGGAATTCTTAAACATTCAGCTCCCCATTTTGTGATTGTTGGATTATAATCCAACCAGTGCATTATTTTCTTTTCCCAAGAACTTCTAAAATAAACACCACCTTGTGTATTTAATTTTATAACCTTATCTTTATTCTTGGGAATATAGTTTCCTTGGTTATAATTTTTATTGTTAGGTTTAGAATTTAACATAGAGTTTTTTATTTTTTTTATATATAAATAAAAGTCAAATCTATGGGAGAATTAATCGAAAGAGTTAAACTAAATCTTTTAGTATATGGTAATGGAATTGTAGAAAACTTCCAGAATAACTCATTATACTTTTATGATAAATATCAAAAATCCGACGATGAAGTAAAAAATACAAAAGTATCAAGTATTTATCCAGGTGGATTTTATTTCTTTCATTACAAAGATGATTCAAATTGGATGAAATGGTCACCTGTATTTATTGCTAGTTATAAAAAGTTTTCTAATCAGATAGTATTCTTTGCTGTTAATTTTAATTTTATACCATTAGAAGTAAGAGCAATGATATTTGATAAATTTATCAAAGAAGAAGATTTTACAAAAGATAAGTTATTAAAGGTGACTTATGAGGGAATGTATGATGAATTAAAAAGATTAGGATTTGAATATGCTTTAATGGAATTCAACTCTATTCAATTAGTAGCTGCTCATAAAATTAAATTAGATGCAATTCCTAGATTTCTTTATTCACAACACCCAAAGAACGTATATGATCCTAAAAAGTTAATACAAATATGGCAAGCTAAAATAGAAACTAAGGATCAAAGACACAAAGAATTGATGATGTCTTCAATAGATGAGTTTTATGATATTAATAAAGAAATATCAGAAAAGTATAGTGTTCTTAGTGATCACGTTAAAAGAATAAAGAAAAGTTTTACAAAATATGGTAAATAATAAATAATATATACACTATGAAAAATATTAAAAAGTTTAACGAATCTTGGTTTTCTAAAAAAGATAAAACTAAAGAAACATCAGATATAACACCTAGAGGTGTTTCAAGAACTTCTATGCCAGATCAAAGAAATACATCATCTGGGTTATCAGAAGAAGAACTGGAAGAATTAAAAAGAAATAGAATATCTAATCAAGAGACTAGAGTTGATGCTTATTTTATGCAAGAAATATCAGATAGACTTTTTGGACCAGATTCAGAAGGTTATATGCAAGCTATAAAAGAATTGAATCTAAAGTTCAGACCAAGAGAAGGAAGAACAGCTAATCAATTCTATGATCCATCTATATCAGGCGAAAGAAGACGCAAAGAAGATGAAATAAATAGAAATATATTAAAAGGCGAGTAATCGTCTTTTTTATTTTCACCAAAAAAAGGAATATGTAAAAATTAATATATATTCTAAAATTTTATAATTCCTAAATGGCGTATAATGATGCAGGAAATTCAGCAAATTTCACTAATATAAATTCAGCTATAGAGAATAAAGGCTTATTCAGTCGAATTCTACGAAACTTATCTAACTATGGAATGAACTATGATGATATGATCATCAGAAATCAAGTTGGTATAGGTATTAACGAAGATCCATACGCTGCTAGAGGAAACTCAATGTATGACTTTTTCTCTCAAAGAGCTGTTGCTTCTGTATTAAATAGAAAGTCAATTCCTTACTTAGATAAAGCTTATGCTGATAAAAGAAGAATCCTAAGAGAGTATTCTATTAAAGATGAGATTAGAGACTTCGTATCAACAATAACCGATGAGACAATCGTTTATAACGATGAGAAAGACTTCTGTTCACCAAGAGCTTTATCAAATGATTACTCACAAGAGATTAAGGATAAATATCAAGAACATTTCGAAAAGATTTATAACAAATTTGGATTCTCTGATAACATCACAGCATGGTCGATGATGCGAGACTTTATGATAGATGGTTATTTAGCAATTGAGATTATCTTTGATGATAAAAAGAAAAATATTATTGGATTTAACAGATTAAGACCAGAAACTTTAGTTCCAGCATATGAACCAAACATTGGTCACTTATGGATTCAGTTTCCAGAAGATCCTCAGTTAAGAAGAATCTTCTTAGACTCTCAAATAATTTATATCTCATATTCAACACAAAATGATTATTCAGAAACATCTTATGTTGAAGGTTTAATTAAACCTTATAACCAGTTGAAGATTCTTGAACAAACAAGAATTATGTTTAACATTATTAACGCAACTGTTTACCAAAAGTTTACTATTCCAATTAAAGGTTTATCAAGACAAAGAGCTGAAGAACAAATTGGTCAATTAATACATGATTATTCAGAAGAAGTAGAATGGGATGAGTCTTTAGGTACTTTACAAATTAACGGAGCTAAACACTTACCTTATAACAAACAAATTTGGTTTCCTGAAGGAGATGCTGGTACACCTAATATGGAATTAGTATCACCACAAGGACATGACTTAAATGACGAAACTATGTTATCTTGGTTTTATAAAGCACTTAAAAGAGCTTCAAAAATTCCAATGTCAAGATTTGAAGGTGAAA